GCTGCTCGTCCGTCTTGGAAACCTCTGTCTTTTCGCTTCTGGTGAAAATACTGCCGCCCTTGTCCAGCTTCTCCTGAATCCTGCTGTCGCATTTCTTAATCATGTTTTGCTGGTCCATAATCTTGTCAATGTCGCTGTCGCCCAGTGCCTTCCCCCAGCTGCTCACGTTCTTGCGTACCACGATAGGGTAAATGTCGGGCTTGTATCTCGGAATCCTCGTCGGCACCGCAACCGTCATCGGCTCAGCCTCGTAGGCGTTCCCGAATTCGTCCATCATCAAGCCGCTTTCGCTTATCCCCTCCGGAAAGGTTTCCTCCTCCGTCATCATGGGAATCACGCCGCTTCGCGTCTCAATGTCCTCGTAAAGCTCCATTTCGTCGCTGTCGTATTCCTCCGCCTTTTCGTTGCCGCAGTGTCGGCATTTCTCCAAGCCGGTCATATCCGCCCCGCATTTCGTGCAGTGCTTCATCTTCCTTGCTTGGTAGTCCTCCAAATCCTCAAGCTCTATGTCATTCACCCAAGTATATCGCCCAATGCCGCCCTTTTCGTTGCGGAAATATCCGAAGTTGACCGTCACAACGTCCTCTGCCGTTCCTCTGCCCCCTCTGCTCTGGGGGTCGCTCTCTGTCTCGTCATCCACGCTTACGCCGTATTTTTCCTTCACATGCTTCTTCGACATCCCCATCTGCACAATGATAAAGTCCATGTCGTTGATTTCGTTCACCCCGTCTTGGAAAATCACCTGTCTGGGGTGCAGCAGGCTCACGCAAAGCTCCCCTCTCGTCTCGTGGGTGTGTCTGTCGCTGTCCCATTCCACAAGAAAGATGTCTCCCCCCTGTATGGGCGTAATGCGCTCGTCCATGTCGTTCAGCATCTCAAAGGGCAGGCGGTCTGTCTCGTTCCGCAGGAAGTCCTCCAGCGTTTTCGCCAGCTCCTCATGCTCCTGCCTTCTTGCCGTCACCTTCGGCATGGGAAAGCTGCTGTCAACCTGTGCCTCCATCAGCTCCGCAACGATATTTCTTACCCCCGTAGCAAGTGCTGCCGCCTTGCTGCTCTTTGCGTCCGGTGTTTTCTCAATCTCGCGCGTCCCGTTGTAAAGTGCCGTTCTCTTGTCCATCTGCTCAAATTCCTCGCGCATCGCCGCGCTGTTTCTGCGTAGTCTCTCCTGCCACATCGGCAGCTTTCCCTGCCCGTTCTTCTTCCTGTCCAAGCTGTTCCCTCCTTCCTCAAAATCTAAGTCCGTTTATTGCCTTCTCTTTTTTCTGCTGGTCAATCCCGATGTATCTCCTCGTAATGCTCGGGTCGCTGTGTCCCAAAACCTCCTGCACCATCACAATGTCGCCCCCTGTGTCCATGTAAAGCCAGTAGGCGAAGGTTTTTCTGAGTGTGTGGCAGCTCAGGCTTTCCTTGTAGCCCACCGCATCCGCCGCCTCATTCAATATCTGCCATACTCTGATTCTGGAAATCGGTGTGTTCTGCTTGCTCCTGCTGTTGCGGAAGGCGTATTCGTAGTCCTTTTTTCCCTTGAAAAAATCCCTGTAGATTTTCTGTAGGTGCGGATTGATGGGCAATAGGATTGTCTCCCCTGTTTTCTGCTCCGCAATGGCAATGCGGTCTTTTCCTCGCAGGTCGCGCACTCGGTATTGTAAAATGTCGCTGATTCTGCGCCCAAGGTATACCCCTGTCATGAATAGCACATAATCCCGCTCGTTTCGCTCTCGCAGATAGTCCCCAATCACGCCCACCATCCTTCTATCTTCAATGGGCATCACATATTTCAACCGCCATCACCCCCTTACCACGGAGAACCCCATTTCTCCAGTAAATACTGTTTTTCCTTCCTGCTTGCGTTCCGGTAGTCCTCCCACATGTCCGCCGTCCATTTCGCTTTCTTCTCCTTCTTTTCCTCCGGCATGTCCATCCGCTGCTGTCCGCTCGCCCTTGCCATCAGTGCAATCCCGTAAGCCATCACAAGGTCGTCATGCTCGCCCTGCTCCGCCTCCGCTCTCCCCTTTTCGTTGCGAATGAAGGAAAGCATCTCCTGTAGCGTGTCCCTGTCGTGTACTAAATGCAGGTTGCTCCGCATGAATTCCTGCATCGTTGCCACCAGTACAGGGCGCGTCAGCCCGTTCGTCTGAAAACCAAAGCTTTTCCGAAGCCTGCCCTCGTAGTTGTCGTAGATCTCCCTCACATAAAGCTTCGGGTAATGTAAGTATTCCAACACCTTCTGCGGATGCGTGGAAAAGTTCGTTTCCACCGCCGCCAGTGCGTCATTGTAGTATCTGCCAAGGCAGTAAACCTGCTTTGCATAGCTGTCCTCGTCGCAGCTTTGCCATTTCAGCCGCGCCATCTGCTCCCCTGTAATGTTGTCAATCACTTGCACCGTGAAGGAATCGCTCCCTTCTCCTGCCGTGTCTCCTCCCAGCGTGTAGGGTCTGCCCTGCTCCGGCTCCTTGAAAAGAAGAATCTCCCCCTTTTCGTCCTCGGTAAAGCGCCGCTCCTGCAAAAGAATACGGTCAAGCCGCTTCTGCGTCTCCACATAAGTAAAACGTCCCCTTCTGGGGCTCTCCTCCATCGTCCGCAGCCGTATGATGATTGCCTTGTTGTCAAATACCCCTGCACCCGTTGCAATAAATGCCTCCTCCGGTGTCGAAGGGTATTCTTGGTGGAATAGATCCATGTCGTTGTTGCAGTTGTTCCGGATGCACCACCTGCGCCACATCAGCTGCTCGTTGTCCAAGCCAAAGGCAGCCTTAAGCGCTTCTTCCTCCTCTGTCAGCTCCTCCCCGTGCCATTCCCTGCGGTATTCGTCCATCTCAAACCATGCCGCAAAAAAGGGTACATAGTCGTTTCGCCCAGCAACCGCATCGTCCCACATCTCCTTGAAGAAGTTGAACCCCTTCGCCGTGCTCTCTATGATTACCATGCTGTCCTTTGTCGCCGGCACCGCCTGCATCAGTCCGGTGTAGGTCTCCGCAATCGCTCCCGGCCAGAAGGCAAGCTCCGAGGCATGCACGTTCGTTAAGGTGTCGCTTCGCCCCACGCCCTTCCCCCCGGCTGTCGCGCATTTAATCTTGCTTTTCAGTCCCGGCAGCCGTTCCTTCTCCCGCTTGTTCTTCGTTGGGTTCTCAAAGATAAGCTCCTTCGCGTTGCTGTTCTTCAATAGCGGTCTCGCCGGGTTTCTCTCCTGAAATAGCTTGCTCATGTTGAAAAGGTTCGTTGTCGCATCGTCCTTGTGCGTGATGATAAAGCTGTTCACGTTGCTTCTGGTCGCCGTTTTGTAATAAATCAACGCCTCCGTCAGCGTGGAAAAGCCCATCTGCCTGCTTTTCAAAATGATAATGCGGATCGGCTTGCCCTCTGCCTGCTGCTCCTTGATGCACTCATATAATCGATTCTGCGCGGAGTTCAGACGAAAGGGCACAATCTCGCTTTCCTTTGTCTTGATGCAAAGAAAGGCTTCAATGTATTTCTTCGCATCTCGTAAAACGTCATACTTCGGCATCTGCTCCACCGCTTTCCGCTTCCTCTAAGATTTCTTCTATCGTCTTTCCGCTCACGCCGCCGCCGCTTGCCGCCTGCTCCGCCAGCTTCGTCCGCTTCGTGTCGTTCGCCACGCGCTTCTTCTCCAGCTCCAGCCTGTCCGGGTTCTCCTTCCATTTGTCCTTTGCTTTGTTCAGAAGGTAAAACTTGATTGCCCCTACGTCCGCCGGGATGTGCTGCTGCTCCGTCACTTCCTCCAGCACCTCCTCCGTGATTACCTTCCCGTTCGCGTCCGTCAAAACCTCGCCGTTCGCCCCCTGCATCGGCTTCTTCACCTTCATGTGTTTCTTGATGTCCGCGTTGTAGCCCAGGCATCGGTTCAAAAGCGAAACCTCTACCTTCTCAATTTCCTTCTTCTGCTCCGCTTTTAAAAAATCGGCACTTTTTTTCAAGAGTGCCGAAAGTGCCGGAATTTTCTTCCGCAGCTCCCGAAATGTTGAATATGCCATCCCCAGCATTTCCGCCATTTCCTTTTGCGAAAGCCCCGCAAACGCCCATTCCTCAAGGCTTTTCATGTTTTCATAAATCTTTTTCTCGTTGCTGCTCGCCACCTTTTCACCCCCCTTTTTTTCGGCACTTTGC